CTACGGCCAAATCTTGTTTCTTTTTGGTCAGAGCCTTGGCTCCTCCTCGAAGGGTTTGCCCTTTATCTGAATAGATATTTTCTGGTGTCGTTTCCAATCCAGCCTTTTCTAACTTCTTCTCGAAAATATCATCAGAATTAATTAACACAAGCCCCATTGAAGTAAGCCCTGTCTTTCCGGCAATGAATGACTTGCCTGAACCTGGGCCACCGGCCATGAACACAGCTTTGAAAATTGCAGGATCATTGACGCCTTCTTTTAGTAAAAAATTTATAAATGATTTCATTTTTATATCCTATGCCCAATGATGGACTGTTTGTTCGGGTAATGGAGACGCATAAGAATCACTAGATAATTCCATATGCAAAGAATGGGTTGTTTTATTTTCCTCAGACGACTTCTCAAGAGAATGTCTCAATCCTGTAATCAAATACCTTCCTGATAAATATTTATCTGTATCGCCCAGCGTCACATCCAAGGCAGGAGAAGCTGATGGTATTTTAAGATGTACTACTTCACCAACTGTTCTGTCACTATCTCCGGGAACTGTAATATTTAATTTCTTAGAAAAGAATTGATTGAGCTGAGAAATACGAGTCAAAGCTGTAGAAGTAGTACGAGACGAAGGTTGATCTGAATAGGCCAAATAGTGATCGGGAATAGATTGAACAAATGAATCAGAATAACCTCCAAGGGACAAGTCATTATGTAGCATGGTATTTTCGTCCGAAGATTCTAAATGCTTTGTGGTAGAATAAGACTGAAAATAATTACGAGTAGACTCTCCTATCTGACGAAGAACAATGTCATGTGTTTTTGCCTTAGCTGCATAGGCACCAGACACAACCCCAGGAAGATATTTTGGAGTAAACGCTTGCATATCCGAAATACTATAATATGCTCGACCAATCTCTTTTTGTTTACCTTCTTGTACCATGACTATTTCTCTAGTATATGTAGCCGCTGGCTTTTTATTAATGCTTGAATCCACCAATGCTTCTATAGGCCCATAATAATAACCTGTCTGATTTTCAAAAAATACATAGCTCGCACCATCTCTATATAAAGGAGAAACAGACCATTTGGTCAACCAATTGATTGCCTTGAAGGGGCTCATTGTAGGAACTACACGACTTGTCTGGTCTGTCGTTGGTATTATAGTTAGACTCTTACCAGTTACCCCCCGGACATATTGCTCATAGATATTTTTCACCATATCTGAAATCAATGTTTTGTTATAGGCTTTTGAAAATTTAACCTTTTGGTTTTTAATAAACTCCGGAGAAATAAATCCTAAGACATAGACTTGCTGCCCTTGACTAATTTGAAATCTGGTCGGAACCTCATGAAGATGGCCAACAAAGACATATGGTTCTGATGCAGAAGGGGTAATAAACTTAATGACAATCTTCTCATTTGTGATTATTGGTATAAATTCAAGTAAGGCTTGTGTTTCGGTAATCGTAATTTGACCTTCGATGTAGTTCTTTTTTATATTCTCGAAAATAGAAATATTTTTCCAAATATCCCCCAACTTAAAAGAATCTTTGTGATGTGATGAAAACAATTCGACCGAAATGACATCGACATCACCGCCTTTAATTATACCTTCTTGTTTTCCGACTACTTCATCCGCCATGATAAATTATACACCCAATTTCATTAAGGTTTTAAACTCTTCTACAAACTCGTCCAGATATTCTCTCTTCAACAACTGAATTATTCTCTTGTCTTCATTGATCTCAGCCTCATACCCTAAATTGGAAACAATTCTCTTGGTACTTGCTGTTCCTATTGAAGCATTGACATATTGCTCTTGTGTAATCCAAATCTTTTCGGCTAATAATGTTGAACCAGAATCATTATACATATCTCGTTCAAAGTGATGAATTCCTGTTTGTATCGAAACCAATTCTGGTGGATTAGTTTTATTCCACCAAAACTCCTTAAATGTAGTAGAATCTATTTCTACATTGATTTGAAAATATCTCTGTTCAGGATTCTCATCGGGTATCCACGCACCATAGGGATTGTCCGAGCCGGGCGAGTCGTCTCCATCTTTATAGATCGACTTGGCAACCACTTTAGCTGGAGCGGTATACGAAATAAGAGGAAAGTTGTTGGCCGGATTTAAAACTATAGTATAAGTCCATTCGTCTGTGGCCAGGGAATCAAAATTTCCGCCTAAAGTCTCATAGAGGGTTACTTTTTTACCAGAGATACCATCTTCAATAGGCTCAACATCTTCAGGATCATAAGCCGCAATGGGTCTTGTATTACCTGTAATTCCTGTTGAGCCAGATCCCTCGCCCGTTATAGTAATCGACCCGCCCACATAATAATGATGAACATCAGATGCGTTCTCCGCCAAGTAAAATCTAGATTTCTCCGAGCCAAGTTGAACTCCACTTAGAGTCCCAGAATGAATTAATGTAGTTCTTCGATCATACCAAACTTCAGGGACAAAAATATTCACAGTGTCTCCAATACCTATGTTTTTGAATGGGTCGGAGGCCGTATCGGCATATACCCAAATGGCTGTTGTGGTTCCCGCAGGAAACGATCCCGACGTAATTCCTGTATTCCCCGAGGCGGTTGATAACAATGGTTTATTTAGATTATTAAGACCAGTACTATCTTTCTCATAAGTTTGGGCCTCGAAGATGACCTCTGTTGAATTCGTCTCGGATCTAATTCCTGAATTTATATATGGAGATAAATTAACCGATGTCCCAGAAGCTCGGGGATACGAACCATAAGTGGCGTTTATATATCCTTCAAAATTACTGTCATTTAAGGTCAAGTCATAGGTGTGGTCAAGTATATTATTCATCATTAAAACGACCCAATGATACTGAGAAGAACCATAATACTTATCGGCTATGATTTCTGCATTGTCGCCATCTTGCATTTGATAATTATAAAAAATAGCTCCATCCAACAGAGCCTCGGCCCGAAGTTTTACTCTCCGAAGAATGTCAATCGCCACCTTGGTTGTTCCGTCACCATCGACATCATAATCTACGGCAGGAATCATCTGAAAATATCGTTTAGGCATAGTTTTTAATATCCTTGGTCAATCTTGCCCTTATGCATGATTTCAAGTTCAGTAAAAGTTAAGTTGAGATGGGTTTCTAATGGATAATTATCATAAAAAGTACTATTTATTCCAGTTCCAGTATAATTTACGCTCACTCCGGTTAATGCAGACGTAGCAATTTTATGTGTTTCATTTTCGTTAAAAAATGTAATTTCAAATACATGAGGATATCGAAAGAAAACTCCTCCAGCTCCACTAGATTCATAAGATGGAGCAGATGCCCACTTAAATAAATTTATTATTTCTCTAATTGCTTCGGCTTCTGGTGCGTTTCTAGGAGCAAGTTTAAAATCAAATGTGAATGAACGAAAATCTACATTCTCAAAAAACATTTCCATGTGAGGATTAACTGCCTTTCCTTTAGTTTTAAACTCTGATCTAGTAATAGCCTCTGTATTACCACCCATAGCAGCCCCAGCTAATTTAGCCAAACCCCCTTCAGCCAATGATCTTCGATTGGCTAACATAGAATTTATTGTATCATTATCTCCAGAGACAGCACTAGCTATTGCACCTTGTATGCCTCCCGACAACAAGGCACCCGCTTGACCAAGTTCTGCCCCTTTCCAATTAAACTTGAGATTTTCTTGTCGAGTATGAGGAGAATAAAGAGTAATTGAACCATAACGACTAGTTTGACTTTTACCAGAAAACCCACCAAGAAGATCACGACCAATACCTCCCAACACAGGAGGAAGATCATTCAAAAATTCATTTACAGTAGATTTTGCAATATTTACAGGGGCTAGCAATGCGGTTGTGATAAGAGCCGAAGCCTTTTCGGCTGTTTCTGATACAATTCGATCCAAAAACGAACCTTTCGATCCACCAAAAGACGTAGACCTAGCTTCATCTTGTTTCATTTGCTTGCCGTTTATTGTATTAAGATCAAAACGAACCCAATGATTTTCTTCGGCCGATTCGATATTTAATGGCCAGCGAAGAGATACATCCTTATACTTATTACCATATAAAGAACCCAATGGTCCTTTAGGAATTTTAGGCTCCCTATCTTTAGTGACAGCACTTACGATGAAATTGCCACCGGGATTATGTTTTGACATGCTAATTCCTTTTTAAAATGAGTTAGACATTCACTATTTATACATAATACCATGAGTTATAAAGGTAAATGGCGGCCTAAAAATCGTGACAAATACGACGGCGACCCCACCAAAATTGTATATCGTTCTTTATGGGAAAGGCAATCCTTTAGATGGTGTGATAATAATTCCGACATCAAATCTTGGTCGAGCGAATCTGTAGTTATTCCCTATAAATCAGCAACAGACGGCAAAATGCACAGGTACTTCGTCGATCTAAAAATTACATTCAACAATGGAAACACAGTCTTGGTCGAAATTAAACCGAAACGTCAAACCAAACCCCCAAAAAAGAAGGCTCGCGTCACCCGAAGATATATATCAGAAGTAATGACCTATAGCACGAACATATCAAAATGGACCTTTGCCGAAGAATATGCAAAAGATCGAGGCTGGGAATTTCAAATCTGGACAGAAGATACTCTAAAAGACCTAGGCATAAAACTACTCAACGAGGATAAATACTCATATGGCACAAATGGTTTTTCAAAAAATCCTAGAAGAAGGAACAAAAAAAGGAAATCTTCCTAGAGAATCCCGACAAGCTACCCGGTGGTTCCAGCAAAAAGCCCGTCGAACAAGGTCTACTCCTCGCCAAGTTTGGTCAGAAAAAGAACGACATAAACACTACACCCTACGAAGACGCCTTTTAGGAAATATGTATTATTTCTTTTATGAAGCCGAGGGTAAGAAAACCCTTCCTTACTGGGATGCATTTCCTCTTGTCATTCCTATAGAATTAACAAAAGAAGGGTTTTTAGGTATCAACTTCCATTATTTAGATTGGAGGTTGAGAGCTATTTTTATGGACCGATTACTTGATTTAGTAAGAGAAACCCCAGACACCGCAGACCGGTCAGACCAATCTCAAGAAGGCAAACTAGACTGGAGAAAAATCAACTATGATAGGCTATCTCGGTTTGCAAAGTATAAATACTTTAGACCTTGTTTAAAACAATATAAGTTTTCAAATATGAAGTCGCGCATGATTCAATTAAGTAAGGAAGAATGGGATATTGCCCTATTCTTACCATTAGAAAGATTTCAAAATTCTAGAAAAACAGAAATTTGGATGAACAGTCGTCAACAAGTAATGAGGCGAGGCAGAAAATAAATGCCATTTAACATAAATGAGTTTAGAAGCGAAATTAATAAGCAAAGAGGGCCTGCTCAACCTAATAGATTTAGGGTGCTTATTACCGGAGGAGTATTAAAAAACAGCAAGGCTCGGGCTTTGTCTATGCTATGCAATCAGGCTGTTATTCCAGGTAGAGCATTAGCCACAACCGAGGTCAGAACACATGGACCAATTCGCAAAGCCCCTTATAATTCAATCTATGACGACCTTCAGTTGGGAATATACTGCACAAACAAAAACCTATTTCCCCGCGACCTTTTTGAAGAATGGCAAAACTCTATTGTTACCACAATGACAGGGCGAGTAAACTACTTTGACCAATATGTTGCAGACATTGAAATCGAACAATATGATGATGAGCAAAATGTAATATATGCCTGTAAATTTATTGATGCTTATCCAATGATAGTTGCTCCTCTTGCTCTTGATTGGTCAAGCACAAATACAGTTCATAACCTAAATGTCACCTTTGCATATCGCAAATGGCACATGCAACCACTACCATTTTCCCCGTTTGGAAATAACCTAGCAATCAATAGTTTGTATCCAAACTTCGACATAACAGGAGCAATAGATGATTTTGGAATCGCAGTTGTGAGTCGAGCCGATGGGCAAATTATGAGCAATGTTAAGAAAGCAGGAAACTTTCTCGGCAATATTTAACATGTAAAATAATGGAGATGATAAATTATGGCACTACCTAAGATTAGTATACCCACATTTGAAATGACGATTCCCTCAACAGAACAAAAGGTTTTATATCGACCATTCTTGGTGAAAGAAGAAAAAGTGTTGTTGATGGCAATGGAAGGCAAAGACCACAAGGAAACTGCCCGAGCCATAAAACAGATTATTAATAATTGTTGTATTGATGATATTGATGTAGATAAGTTAGCCCCCTTTGATTTGGAATATTTTTTCCTATTGTTGAGAGCAAAATCTATTGGAGAGACAATTGACATGACATATAAATGTCAAAATAAGAAAGGAAAAACAGACTGTACCAATGTGATTGAATTTTCAATCAATGTTGATGATGTAAAGGTAATAAAAGATCCTGAGCATACCAACAAAGTCGAATTAACAGACACCATTGGTATTATGATGAAATACCCTGCTCTTGAAACGCTCATAGGTCAAAATTTAAATACTGAAAATGTTGATACTATATTAAAAATTATTATAACTTGTATGGAATCTATCTATGACGAAACCAGCACTTATAAAATGAAAGATACTGATACCTCAGAAACAAAAGAATTTTTAGAAGGATTAACACAAACCCAGTTTACTAAAATTAAAAAATTCTTTGATACAATGCCGACAGTAAAGTATGAAGATACATTAACCTGTAATAAATGCAAAAAAGGTAATGAAATAGAAATTGAGGGAATGCAGAATTTTTTTGGATAGGGCTCAGTCACGAAACATTGATTAATTACTATCGGGTTAATTTTTCATTGATGCAACATCACAAATATAGCCTGACTGAGCTAGAAGAAATGATACCCTGGGAACGCGAAGTTTATATTACATTATTGATGGAATGGATTGCAGAAGAGAACGAACGAATAGAGAATCAGAAAAAGAAGAGTAGATAAATGGCGTTACCAACAATAAAAAGTACTGGAAAAGCGAGTAAGGAATTTATTTCACCGTTAATGTCTCCTGCAATGGAGCCTTTAAAGGCTGCTGGTTCTGCATTAGGAAATCCACTACAAACATTAAGCGCACCTCCAGCTGTAATGGCTGCGGCCTCGGCCATGGGAACAATGTTTGGGGGTGAGGGAAAAGAAAAGCCGGACAAAAAACTTAGTAAAGCGGGTAGTAAACTTTCTGAGTCTGCCGATAATTTAGACAACGCAGCCAAATCTCTAGGAGGAAAGCCAGAAGCCGGCGAAGATAGCAATGTCCTAGACACCATAAATGAAAACTTAGACACACCGACCATGGACACCACTAGTCTGCTTGAGAATATTTTAGAAGATACATTTCATCTTGAAGATATGATGAATACATTAGATCAAATTCGGGATAGTGTTCTTGAATTAGTAGAGAAAATTGTAGGTCAAAGAAGGCAGCCAAAAGGAGCCGAAGACGAAGAAGGTAAGAAAATTGGCGGCCAATTCATGGTCAAAAGAGAAGCAGTAGCAAAAATAGACCCAACCGCCAGACTAAAAGCAATTGAAGAAAAACGAGAGGCTGCAAGAGCAAAGAAGAAATCAGGCGGAGGGGCAGTCGCCGCGGGCGCAGAAGGCGCAGAAGGCGAAGAAGAAGGAGGAAGTTTCTTATCCGGTATATTGGACAAAATTCCTGGAATGGGACTAATTAAATCATTATTTGGTGGAGCCGGGTCAATATTAAAAGTATTCAGTAAAATATTATTACCACTAACTATTATTATAGGTGTATTTTCTTTCGTTACTGGTTTTATGGAAGGATATAAAGAAGGTGGAATCATAGAAGGAATTAAGGTAGGATTCCAGAAGGTAATTGCCAATCTCATTGATATTCCTCTAAATTTCTTTAAAGATATTGTTGCATGGATAGCAGGAGCTTTAGGTTTCAAGGACGTTGAAGAACAATTAAATTCATTTGATTTTGACTTTGCCGGCGGGTTTGGAAGAATGTTCGACTCTATTAGGGATTTTTTCACCTACTGGATAGACTTTATTAAAGATATTTTCAGTTTTGAAAATCTTAAAAAATCCTTTCCGAAAATTATGGGCCTGATGGAAAAACTAGGGCTTGGAGGAGATGAGAGTGAGAGTTTTGACGCAAAAAGGATAGAAAGAAACGAGAAAAGGGAACAAGAAACAGCCGAAGAGATTGAGACTGAAGAAGAAGGGTGGCGAGCAGCCAGGATCGCTGCTCGTAACAAGAAAAAACAGAATACAGAACAAGAAGTCGAAGAAGAAACGGCAGCCGTCAAACCGATGCAACCACCTTCTTCACTGAAAGACTTCGTTCCAAAAGAAGGCGCTGCGAACACGCCGAGAGAACGCAATAGGCGAGAACAATACCGACGCCGGCTTCGGGACGAAGCCTTACAATCCCCAAAACCACCTCCAACAAGTGAAGCACTAAAAGAGGGGGCACTTCAAACTTCAGAAAGAACAGCCGCAGCAGGAAACGGAGGAGGAACTATCATTGCTCCTAGCAATGTAACAAACACATCCGTATCTCAATCATCAGGGCAAACTGTAGTTTCTGCTCCGATCTCCGCCACCAGAGGTGATGGTAATCTTGAAGCCATGGCCCTGCAACCATAAGACAAAAAAATGAGAGGGAGAGTTTCAACACTCTCCCTCTCGGTTTAGAGACCTATAGGACAATCCTACAAGTCTGTTCGCTACGCCTCATCGGCGAGCTTGCTGAAGTATGAAAGACTATCATCCTCCTCACCTCCAGCATCGGCCTCAGCGGTCGGCATCGAACGTGCATCTATCGACTGTCGCGTCGGCGCGGGGGAATCATTATCATTAAAGGAATTTCCATCTTCTCCCATTACACTTGCCTCAAGACCAAGAACCCTGGTCATACGAGTAGCTAACTCTTCATATGACTTGAAGTTCTTAGGCTCAAGAAATTCTTGAAGTGAATATTCTTGATTCCAAATTTTCTCCATCTCTGCATCATCTTCCGAAAGTGCAGCAGGAGAATCAAATTCAGACTTATCATAATTACGGAAGCCCGCAACCTGACGAGCCCGCAACTTAAAGTTGGCACCCTCCCAAAGATCAAATGGATTCACCGGAGTCTCATCGTCAAACTCAGGGTTCATCGAATCATTAACCTTGTCAAAAATCTTCTTACCAAACTTGAACAAGAATGTCTTGCCCTCATTCTCAGGATTGGCTGAATCACTCACGACCAGGATATTGGCATAATGAGAAAGCCGTCGTTTCTGCTTTCGAGCAACATCCTTGTTTGACTCAATGCCAGAATTCCACAGCTTTGAATTATGTTCAGAGACCGGGTCTTTCTTACCGAGAGTCGTCA